ATCAGGCGCGGAACTCATCAAGGCGCGGGAATAAAATCCCATTCAGACGCCGGATAGATTCAAGCAAGCCAACTTGTCGTCAAAATCGGTGTTGCAAAAACGGGAGTGACCATAGATTCACGTTTTCCAACGCTTCCATATAGTCGGCATACCACTGAAGCATTTCACGCCGGCCGTCTATATACTGAGCGTGGTTGTACGTTCCTCGAATAGAGTTTTTGTCGACGTGTGCCAGCTGCGTTTCTATCCACGCGGTGTTGTAGCCCTGTTCGTGCAGGATGGTACTCATGGTGTGCCGGAAACCGTGTCCGGTGACTTTTCCGTCATAGCCAATACGCTTAAAGACTTGGTTTATGCTGGCTTCACTCATTGTTTTTCGCGGATCGTTACGGCCAGGGAACATAAGCGGGTAATTGCCTGTTAGCTCTTGGAGCTGGCCAATAAGCGTAAGAGCTTGCCTGGACAACGGTACCACATGAGGGCGACGCATTTTCATGCGTGAGGCTGGTATTTCCCAGATCGCCTTACTGATATTGATTTCATCCCAAAATGCCCCGCGGAGTTCGCCGGTACGCAAGCCGGTGATAATCAGCAGACGAGCAGCCAAAACTACTAACGCGCTTCCTGTATATCCTGACAACGCCTTAAAGAAATCAGGCAATTCTTTCGGTGTGAGGAAAGGATAATGATTGGACTCATGCCCTTGCATGGCGCTGGTGAGATCCGGAGCGGGGTTATACTCAGCACGCCCGGTGACTATTGCGTAACGGAAAACTTCCCCGCAGCGCTGCCTAACTTTTTTGGCCTTTTCTGTAGCGCCGCGCCCCTCAATGCGCCGCAACACATTCAACAGTTCAAGCGGTTTGATATCGGCTATTGGTTTTTTGCCAATGTAAGGGAACACATCTTTGTTGAAAGCCTCCAGGATGTCTGAAGCATACCCAGCAGACCATTTTTTTAGTTTGCTGCTGTGCCACTCAAGGGCAATATCTTTGAAGGTGTTGTTTAACTGCGTTTCACGGGCGATCTTCTCTTCCCGTTTCGCTTCCATAGGATCGATACCCCCAGCGATACCCCTTTTGGCTTCTTCACGTTTTGCCCGAGCATCGGCCAATGTGACTTCAGGATACACACCCAGCGCTAACAGCTTCTCTTTGCCGGCTACACGATACTTGAGCCGCCAGTATTTGCCGCCATTAGGTTTAATCAGGAGATACAAACCACCACCATCAGCCAGCTTGTAAGGCTTATCTTTAGGTTTGGCGGTGTCCACCTGCCGGGCGTTTAGTTTCACTTGGGGGTACCTCCTCTAGACCGAACAGCATATACCCCCATAAGTACCCCCAAACGACTGTAGATTTCGGGGAACTTTAGTAGACGAAGAAATACTAAAAGGGGCTGTAAAGCGCAGAGTATAAGGGGTTTCAGTGAACTTTAGTAGACTTGGGGAGACGTTAGAATGGTGCCGATAATAGGAGTCGAACCTACGACCTTCGCATTACGAATTAGTAGAATCACATTTAACTAACTGTTTTACATACACATTGCCGCATTCACATCAGGCAACTCAATGGCACATGATGTAAGAAAGAGAAAGGCGATTTACCATGTATGACACAAATCTGGCACATCGCCAAAATGAGACTAAGCCGCTGGTGGCGTAGGCCATTTGATATCAGGAGCGGTAGAAGTATCAACCGTTTCCAGTTCATCCAGATAATCTAACCACAAATTGTACTGAGCCTTTTCCGCGTCACTCAGACGACCCATCGCAGCTTTCCCCGGCCACTGCTTGCTGTTCATATACGCATTTGCAGAATCAATCCGTTTCTGTTTATCAGCCTCTGCTGCAGACACTAATTGCTCATGTGTTAGCGGTGGAATATCAACCCATGCCGGACTCCCATCTGAATTGCTGCCACGAACCTTCCCATCTGGTGGAGTGCTGGTGAACGCCTTAAATGTTGCTTCATCGACATCAACACCATCATCTGGCCATGACCCCGCTGATTCATATGCATCTTTCAGGTCAGTCGTGTAAAACGAATTATTTTTTGCACTGTAAATGTACATATTAATATCCTATTGCGAACCACTGAACGGCTGCTGAAATGGGTGGCTGTAACCCGCTGGGGATGGTTCTGTCTAAAACACCGAGGTTATATCCGGTAAATGCGGTAGGTGTGACATATCCAATCTGGATCATGGTTCTTTTTGCACTAATGCCTATGTCGTGTTCTGTAATAAACAGGCACCTGTTTGGAAATGAGATATTAAAATTGATTACATTATCGGGTAATTCAGGTGTTAACGGCCCGCCTACACCCTGCTGTATGATTAATCCATTCGGGAGTTTCGCCCAGCCATTGGTAGCTAGCGATGCAGTAAAATAACTCATATCAGGTATCTGATTTAACCCACCCCCCACATCTCGCTGCGCTGCTGTTTTCAAACCGAGGTATGTGAGAACATTGGCAATACTGCCTTGACCAATAATATCTCGTCCAACTGAAGTAAGATCTGTCTGATTTGCCTGGTCGGTATCTGTGAAATATGGAAGTTTATTGGCAGTTGTGGCGAGGCCAGCAAGTGCTGTCAGCGTGGAATCAAGAGGCTGGTAGTTACTCAGGATGTAGCCAAGAGTTCCTGCCGTCATCATATTTGCGGCAATGTCATTTGCAGACCATGCACGAGCCACCGTACCCTCCTGGGCTCGCTCAATTGTCATCACGTCGCCGCTTCTGGCTGTTACATGTACGATCTCGGTGATGAGCCCTGTTGCCGCGTCGACCAGAGTCAATTTAAAAAAGCTGGTTCCACTTGCTGGAGAGGGGAATAATGAACCGGTTCCGGTGTTTACAGTAAGAGAGGTCGCAGATGAGCTAATTCCTGCAGCCAGCACAGTTTGTGCGTTGTTGGCGGTTAAGAGTGTTAGTGCCATTTATCCTCCGGGATTTGGGCAATAAAAAACCCGCTCAGGGCGGGTTTAGTTGATGGTTGTTAGTTAATTACGAATTCCGCTTTAGCGCCGCGGAAGGAGATAGTTTTATTTCCTGCCCGACGGCAAGCATCAGAAATAGCTTTCATACCATATTCAACATTTGCCAGATGGCTGCGCATGGCTACTATTTCAGCCTTAGGTGCCGACACATCAAATCCGGCATCCTCAAGGATATTGATCAAGCGAATGGCTGGCGATGTTGAATTATCACCACACAGCATAGGCATAGTGACGTCCAGGGCAGGGGCGCACATTGACTTGCCGAATGACAGGTTGCCACTGCGAACCACCGGATTGTTGTCAATCCACCACTGGAGAGGAAGGTTTACGTCAAACTTCGGTGTAGGGAGCGCCTCTTGCTTTCCAAGAAACTCGCCTTCAATCGGTACGCGCGCCGCAATAGATAGCGCTTCGGTAAACTGGTCGTCGCTGATTTCTTTGTAGCTGCAACCAAAGTGGGATTTCAGTGATGACCACATAGTGATCATTGCCTTGGCCTGACAATCTTTCGGCAGTGCTTTACCACGGGTCATTACCAGTTGTTTGATCGCCTCCTGCTGCTCGGGAGTGATTTTACCTGGTAATGCCTTTTTCGCCTTGCGTGGGTTTTTGACCTCGCCTTTAGTCCAGTATTCGTAAAGCACATCGTCGCACTCCTCCTGATAGCGAATGACGTTATCGCGAATTCCTGGCCGTACTTTGTTAGGGCTGATGGTTTGGAGCCAGCCATTCAGTTTGCGTAACGCAAGGCAAAGCATGGTTTGTTTACCCCCTTTCGTAGGGATCATGATTTCCATGACCCCTTTAGCAAACCGTGATTTCAGCTTATCGACCTGACCTTGATAGGTTAATCCCATGCCATCAATAATTGGGCGCATTGGGGTATAAGCCTCACCGTTGTGCTCTACCACGAAAAGAGAATTTCCATAGAAAGGCACGTTGATTGTACGATCTGCAATTGCTAAACTATTCATTGTTAGTTCCTTGGTAGTTACTGACAAATTTGAAGCCCTGACTGTTGCTGCAGTTGGGGCTTCGTCGTTTCTATGCCTTAATAAATCCATCTTCTTTCAAGCTCCTTTCTATACGTTTAATCACCTCACTGTTTACCGAGCGCCCCTCTTCTTTTGCTGCTTTCTTCAGGATTTCCTTCAGTGCATCAGGGAACCGAATGCCTGTTGGCGGGATGTTTCTTGCGTTGTGCATATCATTCTCCTACTCAAAAAAAACTACATTATGTAGATTTATAATTACAGCATGTGTCTATTGCGTCAAGCACTTTTCGACTACATTATGTAGATTGTTGATTCTGAGGATGTAGCATGAAAGGTGCCAGCTTGATAGCCCCGCTCGGGGTGAGGATCCCTGAAGATTTAAAGGAAAAAATCCAAGCCCAAGCAAAGGAAAACGGACGGTCGACTAACGCTGAAATCGTTCAAATACTCGAAAGTTCGTTTTCAAAGCTTGATGAAGGTGAAAACAATCGTTCGAATGAAACTTCAGGCCATTATCAATACTTACTGAGTATGAAGGATGAAATTATTGAGGCACAAAAGGAAACTATATCTCACATGGAAAACACTATAAATAGCCTCAGCGAGCACATTAACATTCTGAAAGATCATGTTGAGTTTTTGAAGAATAAGTACAAATAGCAAAAAGCCCACTGAAGTGGGCTTTGCGATTTACTACCATTGTTTTTTTAAATCGTCTTCTGTCATTTTTAATCTAAAAATATCTTTATATTTTTTTATGTAAACTTCAGGGGATGCCCTGCACTTCATTTGAAAGTTTTTATCAAAATACTCCGTATTTCTTTTTATTCCTTCAACGGCGTCATTTTTTATCAACTCTTTAACAATCATTCTGTATTCATCATGTGGGATAAGTAATATGTCACCAATCATATGGTCTCCTGAATACTGACCACTTACAGCATCATTTGCTGCATTGATGATAAGCAAGGATGATGCAAAGCACATATTGTAAATATTTAGATCCGTTGGTTTCAACCCTGATTTTTTAATTTCATTTAACATCATTGAGTATTCTTCTTGATCATTGGTTGGTAATGGAGCCGCCAACCCAACATGAACAGTTGAGAAAAAATACAAAAAACATGTTATTCCTATTTTTTTTATCATGCCCACTAACCCAGGTTATAAATGACTCGGAAGATAAGCATAACAATTCAACCAATGATAGTCACGCTCACGGGTTGGTAAAATGGCATGTGCAGCAGGCCGCTATCAAAGGCCTGCTTGAACAACGAAGCATATTCGTAGTTCGTGCTTTTTATCATCAGGCTTTTCTTCTGGTTGAACACCTGTGAATTGTAGGAAAAGTTGTTGAACATGGATGCATCAGTGAGTTTCCTGTACCCTTTGATGATCGATATGCTCGCCCCAGAATAAGAAAACAGAACCGAAATACTCCACCTCTGATCGTTGACGACGTCTACGCCATCAACCCCCGTAAGAAACCTCATTATCCGGCGCTTTAACCATGGAATGGTGAAGTAATACCCGTCACCTTTATAGAAATTCCACGTCATGATTCGCTTAAACAGATCGTCAGAAACGACAACCTGCTCTGACTGATTAACCACCTTTCGCCCATTGAATGGCAACTGGTTGAACAGAACAGCGTTGTACGGTCCGAAAATGGATTGCTTTCCACTGACCAGCACCGGCGGCTTAACGCCATAAATCCCACGGGCAATCCATTTTAACTGGTCACCAGCATTATACCCCCCAACAAATATCGGAAGGTTGGCGTTAATCATCCATGAATAAATTTCCTGGGCCATGGAGTTATACGCAGTGACGAACGCCTGGAGATCATCATCGTCGTTATACTGCGTATACAAGTAAGACTTAATGATATCTTCAAGCATATTATATTCCGTCCACGATAACCCCGTCAGAGGCAATGAACCAGTAACTGTAAGGGTCGCCGCTGATAATGTTAGTTCCGGCATCCACTCCTGTGATTACACCATTCACCGTAACAATAACGTTCAGTGTCGAAATCAGGCTCATATCGAGCGTGCTGTTAATCGCCTGAAGAAAGACATCCTTGACGTTATTGATATTCATCGGCTTTCCAGCGAATATCCCGTTTACATAATTGATAACCGGCTGCGAAACCAGTGAGGCGATAGTCGCGTCAGTCAGATAGTTGGCGCTTTCCGTCGCCCACTCAAACTTAATCGTCACCAGTTGCTGCAGCGGGATAACAAAGGGTATGACGTAGTTATCAGGCCAGTCGTTGATCGTGACAACGTTATTCCTCAGGTTCGGAGTGACAATTCCGCCCCCTGTCCATGCCCCTGAGGCAGTGGTATTTATGCCAATAGAGAAAGTGTGGGGGCTCAGTACGGTAATGGTAAGGTTGACGTTGTTGACGCCACTCATCCCTGTTACGCCGGTAATACGAATCACCTGGCCTGAGCTGAAACCATGAGTGATGTCAGTCGTGACAACCCCAGGGTTCGCATTGGTGATCCCGGTGACATTCAGGTCTGCACCCTTGAGCCTGCTGATGTCGCCAGCTGACTTATAAATGGCTCCGGCCATTTCATAGATATCGCCGCCACCGCACATCACAATCCAGGAACTACCGCTCTGAACTACGGAAACAAGACGAGCCTGAACATCACTCAGGTCGGTTAACTTCTGGCGGATAAAGCCGGGATATCCCTGCACAGTCGACATCTGAGCTTCCCAGACGCGCTCGCGAAACTCGAAGTTAGTTTCAGGCGCTCCACCAGGGGTGCCGGCAACCGGGTTGGTGCAAGTAAGGGTAATGTCAGACGGCAGACTGGTGAGGATCTGGTTAACAGAACCGACTGGAACGGCCCACGAACCGGTGTTTGTCGCAATGGCTGTTACCATCGAGCTGACGCCTGAAGACAGGACCACTGTCGCATCAGCGATCTGATATGTATAAGTGCCATCGCTGACCAGAAAACCCTGCGGTATGACGAATCCTGCTGGGCCGCTAAACATCACAGGAACGGTAGTCGCCCCCTCCGTTTTTTGTGCGCTTATTCCTGCCTGCTGCGCCAGGAGGTTCAGCATGTACATATTCGCTTTCAGCGGGCCTACGGAGTTTATGAGGTCGACGCGGATCTGATCGGCAATGAGCAGCGCGCCAACATCAGTACCTACGATATCCTCAATCAGGGAGCCGGGAAGGTCTGTCGTGATGCCCGGTGATAATTCAGTTGCTCTTGAAACAAGATCGGCGCGCAGTTCTTCGGATGTTTTCGGTACGGGCCCGGCTGCGTCATAGCTAACGGACAAATCACTCATACGTTCACCGTTGTGATAATTTTAGAACCGGCGTTCGTTATCGCCGAAATGTTGTATACAGGCGGGTCATCACTTACCAGGGCTATCTGCAGCGATGAGAAATACTGGCTAAATTGCCGTTGAAGCCTGTCGACATAGTAGGTAGGCAGCACCTGCTGAATGACCGAGCTCTGGGACGGGATGCCGTTGTTTGCAAAAAACGGTGACTCCTGCGGCGCCAGCTTCAGATTCTGAATCAGCGTCGTCAGATAGATGGAGTCGTTAAAGCCATTTTCATCCGGAACCACCAGCACCCACTTGCCATTTGCATCTCTTCCGTAGGTTCTCATTGCGTGATATTCCCGTTGAAAGTAGTGGTCGGAACGCCGGTGTTTGCACCGCCATTACCGTTTGAATGCAGATGATTATTCAACCATGAAACCAGGGCTGCCCACCCGGTATGCATAATCTCCGGGCTGGTGCTGGCGGTTGAGTCCTGCAACTTCCCGGCCATTCCCGTGATGCTCCACATGCCCTGTGTAAGGGTGAGAACCGTGCTACCGACAGTGACCTTAAATGAATTGACGGCCGCAATCGTCACGCTGTCTGGCGTTAGCAGAAACGTCGTGTTGCTGCCCTGATCACGAAGGGTTACACCCTCAGGCCCATAGACGGTGACAACGTTACCGTCCACGGCTTCCCATTCCGTATTACTAATCGGAAGGTATACCAGGGCGCTCAGGTTGGCTGGAGGCGTGAGGTCGGCAATACCACCTCCCTGCCCACTGACCCCGCCAAGATAGGTATCAGCGGGAATCACAATGCCCTTGTCCCCGGGCTGCATCGGATATCGAATGTACTGCGGGCCGAAGAGTGGGATCGTGACATTAGGGAAAACGTATGGCGTGTCGTGCAGCTCGAAAGCCACTGTGACCATATTGCCATTCTGCTCGACAATGCTCGCAGGAAGTATCTTCCCCGCCGCCTGGAACGCCTCTTCAAATTTCTGCTCTGCGAACCTGTTCATGTTCCGGCCGAAGTTTAGCTTCTGGTCAACGCTCATTTTGTCTTAACCGCCTCCGCCGGGTATGCCTCTATCACAGTTATCCATGCTTCAGCTGTTGGCTGCCTGCTGTTACCCAGCAACCGCACCGATTGAACGACGAATTCACCGTTAAAGGCAGAGTCGTCTCGAAACTGGGAGTAAGAAGAAGCCTGAATCATCGGCCTGGCCTTCTCCGGCATCAGGATATGGTCCCCAGTCTGCAGGTCAGCGCGCATAACGCAGATGACGCTGACAACGCCAAAACTGATCCACGTTGGCTGGCCGATCAGGTCATTGAATTTTATCTGGACAGGATTTTTACTCCTTTCCGTCGCGCTGGTTTTTGAATCCTGATCCGGGTGGTTGGCGTAGTCGTTATCCCATACCCGTATTTCGTTGCCGTTGACCACGGCAATTTCCACGCCCGTGTAGCCTGGGTCTTTGATGCGTGACAGCGAAAACGCCCTCAGGTTCTTTGCCAACTCAGTGAGGGAGCCACAGAATATTGGGCGATCGTAATTCAGGATTAGCCTGTCGCTGATGCTGATGTTCGGCCTAAACCCGCCCATCGTCATGACGCATTGTGTCAGCGCAACGGAGAGTTTCTGCCCCATGGACCATGGCATGGTAACCTGTAGCGGGACCATCTCACCTCTGGCCGTTGTGTTAACTGGGCCAGAAACAATGATGAAGTCCAGTCGTAATTCTGTGCCCTGCCAGTTGCCGAACACCTGAAAAATATAACCTTCAATAGCTAGCTTTTTATCCCATACGCCCGCAAGCGGCAGGCCTTTCGACATACCGGCAAAGATTTGAATTCGCTTACCGTAGAGGTTCTGTCTGGCCTGCTGCATGTCTTTAGGGCCTATGCCCCATACAGTGAGATGGGTTTCCCCTGCTGGCGTGGATTCGCCAAATCGCATAATGTCGAACTCGACCATCAGCGCGCCAGGGTTATAGACTCCATTCTTCAGGCTGGAATATTGCTGGATTAAGGTGTCGCCATCAAGAATGTTAATTTCGTAATAGCGCATCAGCTCGTTACCTCAATCTGCCCGTTCTTTTCATGCCAGATCATGGTTGTCGATGTGAATACCCCATTCAGAAGGTTTATCCCTCCGGTAGACGTCGAGCCTACAACGGCAGTATTCAGTACCGGATTGCCGGCACTGTTGGTGATCAAGAGATACCAGCGCTGTGCGGCTATGTTCCATTTCATCTGGCAGGTATAGACCGTCCCGTCGAGAACCGGCGAGAACGTCATGCTCTTCATTTCAAGCCCGGTAAATGGGTAATTGACGGTGCTCATATGCCAAATACCCCCTGAAGCTTGCCGATCACGCCAGTTATCGCTTCAGTCACCGATCCACCAAGCGATGTATTGCCGAGTGCACTGACTGTGTTCGTCCAGGCGCTGCTTGGATTCTTATGTCCTGCATCAATTTTACTGAGGAAGCTGTTAACGGCCTGGTCAGCAGCAGTTTCGGTAATCAGTGGCTGCTCGAAATCCCAGAGCCAGGACCTCTGAGGCAGCGGATCATTACCGGTAGAGCTGTCCTTAACAGTTTTCAGGATGCAGTTGTTGTAGATAATTGACGGCGTGGCCACGATGTAAGTCCCACCCAGGTTGGCATGCGCCTGAAGCACCGCCTGCAGCGAGCTCAGGGTTACCAGTTTGGTCATGGCACCAGTATTCTCGTTCACTGGTGCATCCATCATCAGGCTGACCCTCAGCGGCTGAGCCAGAAGCGCGTTGGCTGCGACGGTCTGGTTAGCGAACGGGTATTTAGCGATGTCGTAGTCGACCATTGTCGCACCCTGAACAGGCCGCCAGTGACAGAAATATTTATCCAGATCGGTAAGGTTGATTGCCCCACCGATCAGCCCTGTCACAAAGCTGGCGCTCTGGGTGAGCGCGACTATGGGCAGCATGCCGCCGGGGATAGCCTCCGCAACTCCATTGCAGAGGATGACCGGGGATATTTCGAAGCCAAGACGGTATAGCTCGCGAGTAAATGCCATTATCATCGAACTCCGAGTTGAGAACTGGAAACAACGGCATTACCGCCAGTGTTGTTGTAAACGACCATTCCAGAGCCGTTCCCAGTAAGTCCTCTGTCAACAATCTGCTGCAGTAGTTGGTTGGTCTTGTTCGTGTTTTTTGCAACCTCTGAATTGTCGCTGCCGTTTTCTATTGCCGGGTTTTTCTGAGAACCATACATTGCTTCATATTGCTCTCTTACTCGTCCAGGGTAGGCGACATTCTCAGCGCTTCCACGACGAACCCCTCCGTTGTAATAACGAAGCGCCTCGTCAAAATCACCGCCAGACTGTTGCATGGCCCACGATAAAACGCGCGCTCCTGCCATAATGTTATCGCGAGGATCAAATGGCTTTTCTCCATCCCTGAAGTTAGAAGGCATAACCTGCATCAGCCCTTTGGCGCCTGCGCTGGAGACGGCGTTCTGGTCCCAGGAGGATTCCGCTGCAGCTATAGACTTCAGCCACTTTGGATCAACGTTGTACTTTTTGGCCGCTTCTTCGAAATACTCATCGTATTGAACCGGGGCAACGCCCGAAGCCAGTTTTAACTTTTTCAGCCACCCGGGAACGTTAGGATCGCTCTCACTTCCGGGAACATAATCAGGGCCGCCGTTCGGGTCATGAACAGTCTGGTTGTTAAGCATTGGCGAGGAGGCCGCCATAAACTCACTCACGCTGGTTTTGCCGGTGAATAGGTCGATCACTCTGCCTATCGACTGACCTAGCCTGCGCAGGCCATCCATAAAATCATCAACATCTTTGGCGAAATCAGGGGATGCGAGATAATTTCCAAATTTCTCAATCCCCCCCGCCAGCCCGTCAATCCACTTACCGAGTTCTGGCGACTGCAGCACCGTATCAATGGCACCGGCCAGCGCATCAGAAAGCTTGCTCAATTGCGGAGTAAGCGGACCAAGACCACGCACAAACGTGTTGCGTATGCTCTGCCCGCTGTAATCCAGTTGGACGTTGAAATCCTGCCACTGCCGCGCCTGCTGGTCGGTGATCTGCAGTAATTTCGCATCCTTCTGCGCTCGGCGTTCCATCGCATCGATTTCTTCATCGCTCATGTTTTTAAAGCGATTTAGGTCATCCAGGCTGAAGAAGTTCGTCAGGCCGTAGGCGTTGGCCCCCTGTAGGGTGCTTCCGTTTTTGACAAAGATGTCTCGCGCATTGCGAATCATCTGCGGCAGGAGTTTGGCCGGGTCCTGGTCAGGGTTGTTAATGCCCATAGCCTGGAATGTCCAGCGCTTTGACAGATCCATCTGGCTGTCGCGGATAGCGCCCAGCGTTCCCGTCGGGTTGCCGAGCGCTTTCTGGTAGTTAATGGCTGTCGAGTCCAGCGCGCCGATGCTCGTCCCGATCCCGAGGGAGGTGAATCGCTGCGACCCGGTCGTGGCCGCCAGCCGGTTAAGCCCGAAAAGACCGCCCACTCCCAGCACGCCAGTGAACAGGCCAACGATACCACCCCATGACAGCAGGCTTGTGGTGGCATCCCTGATGTGCCCAGCCAGCGATTTCGCGTCCTTCGTGGCATCACTCAAAAAACCCTTTGATGAACGAGTTTTCTTGTTGAAGTCTTCCTGACTTTTGTTTGCCCTGTCCAGGCTGTCGGTGAGCCGATCGAGGCCGCTGTTTATCGACAGAATGGCGCTGGCCCCCTCAGAGAATGCCTTAGCCAGAAGGTCTCCTTCTGCTTTCGCTTTGGCAGTCTCTTTGGTCGCATCCGTAGCGCCATGCGCCAGCCCGCGCCATGCTTCAGGGAGTTCCTCCAGTGCAGCCTGATATTCTTTGAACTTCTCCATAAATGAGACAAACTTGTCGTCATTTACGTCAATATCGACAATAGACTTAGCCACCATTGAAGGAACCCCTGTCTTTTAGCGCGGAAATGATGTAACGCTGGCGGTACTGTGCCGGGCTGGCGAAATCCTCGCCGGTTATCTCCCGGATTACTCGCCAGAATCCCTCATTAGACGCCCAGTCTAGGAGGGTATAAATGACGTTTCCTGCTGGGCATTCGGGGTCTGGGTATCGCCAGGAGGATTCGACGTCAGCAACGAATCGCGAAACGCCGTAACGCTCAATGATTCGAGTTGCCCACCGTACATACCGATCACTGACCCCACCGTCGGCGCAATCAGTTGAGCCTTCTGAATGGCAGAGGAAACCATAAAAAAAACCACCTCGCCTTCGACTTCTCGGTATTCATCAGGAGAAATGATCCCCTGTTTCATGGCCGCATCAAAAGAGGTTGTTTTCCATGCCCCGCCATCGTTCCAGATAACGGATGTAAGGCGTTGGATCTCGTCGACGATTGTCGGACCCTGCTGCCCGTTCTCAGCGTTCAGATCCTGTTCGCGCTTGAGCTTTTTGCGAAGCATCATTGCCGCAACGCGCGCCGCACCCAGGCCGCCTACCTGTGAGATAAAGTTAGTGAAGAGATTTCCCAGCAACAGGCAATGCTCCTCAACAACCTCATACGGGAACGGGGTCACATGCAGGTACACGATTGACCCGTCTTCCCGGGTGATGTTTGTTACCAGGTTGAGCTTTTTGTCAATTTTCACAATCAGACCCACATGTTGTCGTTAGTCAGGATATAACCGCTGATGGTCACCACGTACCCGGCATCCATACCGGTAAACGGCAATTCGTTGAAGTTCACCAGGTAAGCGTTAAGCACAGTGAAATTGCTGAGCGTGTTCGCATCCGGGGTAATCACTACCTCACCCAGCGCCGTGTCGGTGGCAAAACGATTTTTATAGCTGTCGCTCAACCCCTGGGTGCGCAGCAGATGAACAGTGACAGTCACCTGCTGATATGGCGCCTGGCTTCCCACGGTTCCGGTCATCGTCGGAAGGATGTCCGTCGCAGCGCCATCAGGGCGCATGCTGATCCCGTCCTTGCCAAGATAAGAGGCGGTGACGTTCAGCGCTGGCACGTCAGTTACCGACACTGCGCCGCGTACACGGTTGAGGAATCCCTGCGGTACTAATGGGTTTGCCATTTTTTACGCCCCTACAAAGTTGGTTACGTTCACGTTAAACGTGATGGATTCGAAGCCACGGCGTGGCGTCATCACGGCGCTAAGACCGTTATATTTGCCATCGGCGTAATCGGACGGATTAAGGCTGGTGTAGTTCGCGAACGGCACGGCGTTGATCACCGCGTTCCCGGCATACGCGCCTTTCTCGTATTCGGTATTGAAATCCTGCTGAGTCAGCCCGGTACCAATCACACGCCCCAGGATCAGACCGTAGCTGACGCCGTTGCGCATGGTTTTCAGCGCGCGGCGCTGCAGGCGGTCGATACCGTTCTGCTCGTAGTAAAGCGGGTTAACGGTGGTGTTGGAGCCATTGATAACCTCGTTAGCCAGATCGAGCTCGAGGTTGATTGCAGTCCAGGCCACGGAATACCAGTAGTTGAACGGGTTTCCGTCCAGCGTGTGACCGGCCACCAGCATTTTGTTGCTCAGACCACCTTCCGCGGCTGTGCCCACATAGTTAATGCTGTTGTCCTGGAGCTGCTTCAGCAGCGTGCCATTGCCTTCGACCGGGTATTCGGTAACGCCGTAGCCGAACCGGTACGCCATTGGCGGCACCATGTTTGACGATCCAGGGTCGTTTGCCAGAGAGGACTGGAAAGGGAACGCCATGGAAAACTCGCCATCCGGAATGCTTGTTGACTCCACGCCTGCAACCACAGATTTGTTTTTGGTGGCGACCCACGCCTGATAGGTAGCGATCGTGGTAGTAATGAAGAAGTACACCAGTGACGCAGGGCTGGTATAAAGGCCAGTCAGGGTCTTGAATGTTGCTTCGCCATCCCATTCACGCGGCACCAAGTACGAGAAGAATTTCTGGTAGGTATTACCCAACGAAATATCATCATCGATGAAGTCAGCCAGCGCAGCCACAGCAGCAGAAACAGACACATCCCCCAGCTCAAGAACATATACCGCGCGGGTGGTGCCCTGAGCCCAGAATGTAGTATTCATCTGGATGATTTCGTTTGCTGCAACGGTTTTTACTGTACCCATGACCGTTGCCGTGCCTGGGTCTGTAGCCAGCGGATAAGTAAAAGCTGTAGTCGTGGTAACGGTGCCTGTCACGGCACGGTTATATCCAGCCGGGGTAACGCCTGACACAACTAGTGGGATTGTGCCTCCGATGGTCCAGCCATGCGCCTCTGACAGCGTCACTGTCACAACGCCGGTATCCCACGCGATTGATGCGATAGTTTTCCCCGGGGATGTGATTGCTTTGAGATCGTCCTTGGTGGTGAGGAGTTGATATTCTCCTGCCGCCAGGGTCGTTCCGCCCATGGAGATCATCGCGCCGGATTTGAGCAGCTGAGAGGGCTTCGGTGGGTTGGTCACCGAGACGTTAATGTTAACAATTGCCATTTATTTATTTCTCCGGGTAAATGGACGGAATCGCTGACGTGATCAGCCTGCGCGCTACGTTCCGCATGCGCTGCTGGTAATAGTTGACTTTGAACTTGATGGTTTTTCTCATGGCGATGATGTTCAGCTCGTTCTGCGTGACGCGCTCGTCCTGAACAACCGGGATATTCATTACGCCCATTTCCGCGTCATCGCCAAGCGTGTACTGCTGAACATATCTCAGGAAATCCTCAACCCCGGCATTTCGCAGACCGGTGATGGAGATCGTTACATCCTCAGAAACCAGTTGATACTGGTTCTGCTGCTCATCGAGGTAGAAGCTACCGGCGATCGGTGCGGTATTGCTGCACTTCACCGTTGCGTACGGCGGAGACAGGTTCTGCGTCGACAGCATGGCCGGGAACATCGGCATGTACAGGCTCAGCGTCAGCCATACCGGCAATGAGCTCGAAACCACCACATCCGACAGGTCGATATCGTCGGCAGAGTTGATGATCTGCGAGCGCATGTAGGGAAATATTGCCTCCCCGGTATAGTGGTAGAGGTTGGCTGGTTCGTTCAGCCCGGTACGCCGGGAGAATGAAAACTGGATGCCAAAGAACTCGCCGATGTACAGGACGTCAGATCCGATGTCGTTGAACGGGTCGATGTCGGCCTGCGCGGTAAACGTCACGACGTTCCGGTCGTAGAGCTGCTCATCATCCTGGATTGTTTCGGTTGTGAGGTGCAGGTAGCCCTTAACATCAACCGTGTCTGGCTCGCTGCTGGGGTCGTCCGACAGAACAGAGGCCTTCACCCAGAACACGAAGCCATCGAGGGGCAGCACCTTGCGGATATATTTCGTAAACGTGACCACCTGAAAGCGACTCAGATCATCAAGACCCTGCGTCAACGTGGCGTTAAGCTCTGTTTTTGCAGTCTGCTGCAACTCACTCAGGGAAGGCATTCAGCACCCCGCTTACCCAGGCGCGCATCGCGGCCTGATAGGTTCCGGTATCAATGAATGACGGACGCGGTGGCCCTTTTTTATTCTTGAATCGCCTGGATATACCCTCCAGCGCGCGGCGGGTTGGAACGCCAGGCAATCCGTTCATTTCGGTGTTGTCGAGGAAGGCGACAAACAGGTCATGAATCCGTGACATCGACTCTGCCAGAGGGTCTTTTGCTGGCGGCGCACCGGCCATCATGTTCTCAAGCGATGCGGCCATGTCGTTCGCCATCAGGTCAGCGATGTCGTTGCTGTACCTGTCGAAAAACGTCTGCATGATCTGGTACTTTTCCTCCAGATATTCAGCGACGTCTCCGGTCGTGGTGTTCTCGTCCTCATACGGGACGTCAATCACCCCAAGATGGAACGTGATCATGACAGCCCCCACAGGCTTCCGAACTGCTGGGCAATCATCAGGTACCGGCGTCCCCATGGGTCCTGCAACATCTGCAGGTCAGCCAGCGACAGGTCTTTGAAGAAGTCAGGGACCAGGCGCTGAGCGCTGGTTGAGTTATCCCCAGCACCAGTAATCACACCAGCCTTGAAATTATTCAGGCCATACTCTTTCCTGAACTCGGCAAATACCGATTCGGTGCCGTAGTTGACCAGGAATGACGCGCCCAGGTTGTACACGGCAACGGTGTACAGATTCGGCGTGACGCACGAGATATCAGGGTTTACCCACTCAACCGCGCCGCCATACGCCAGTGTGAAAGACGGCGAGTCGTCGGGAACCTGCGCGGCGGTCACGCCCATGTCAGTTCGAACGAATTCGATGAATCCCGACAGGCTCGTTGTCATTTTTTCTTGCTCCCGGATTTCTCAGTCACGATTGTTTCGTTAACCGTCTGGGTGTCTTCGCTGTCTTCGCGGCCTTTCGCCTGTTCAGCGCTGACTTCCATCTCGCCGGAATATCCGGTGCCGCTTTCGCGCAGGGAACTATCCAGAGCCGCTACGGATGCCTGGCGGCGGCCGTGTGCGCCACGGGTCAGGTGAATATCGTTATCGCGGATTGCTTTTTCGATTACCGACGCTGATACAGGCTTGTTCAGGCTGTAGCACAGGCCGACAAACGCCTGGCTCTGGTCGATTTTCGTCGAGTCAACCAGACCGTAAACCTGGTGATGCTGCACCACTGCATCAACTTCTTCAGTTGTGCCATCCAGCACCATCATCTGATCGCCGTGGTTAATCGGGATCTGAATTAGGCGGCCGGTCTCGAGCTTGCGATAGGCGAAAATCTGGCGCTGCTTGGTGGTGTTAGCGATATAGAGTTTCATTGGTTACCCTCGTAAAAAAGCCCCTGCTGAGTTTCCCCGGCAGAGGCTTAACCACTTCAAAGAATGGATTAGGCGCTGTAATCCATGGACAGGATGGTGATTGCTTCCGGACGAACTGCCCAGCCTGCGGTTGAACGCATTTCGGACAGAACATCAATAGCACCACCAGCGATCGGTGTCGGAATTTCACGCGGCGCGGCCATGTCGGTAAACATCAGCGCGTTCGCGGCAAGAGACGGGGTCAGCTTGGCGAATTCGTTGGTGTTCACGGTCGAGTTGACCATTGGCACTTCTACCTCAGGGATAGTGATCACCACCGCGTCAGTACCGCCAGCGCCTGCGCCGATCAGGGTATCGTCATACACCCAGTCAACCTGGACGTTTGCGCCTTTCAGCACTTCTTTCACCGTGCCGCCGACGGTGTCAGTACCACCACCAGGACGCTGGTAAGAAGTCAGTTGAACGATCTGCTGAATCTCCATGGCGCCGAGGACGCGCTGCGGCCCCAAGATAACGACGCGCTGCTGGCGGCCCAGTTGCATGGTGCGGGTCAGTGCGGCCTGTACGTGACCCAGCAGATATACCGCCATCTGGCCGTGGTCATAGGTCAGCACAGTGGTGTTACCGTTGCTGTCCGGAGGCAGGGACTCGGTAGTAGCGCCAGCCGTGTTCAGCAGGCCTTCACCGCCGGCTGGGTTCATGCCGTACAGCAGAGCAGAGCGGAGCTGCTGGAAGATGCCCTGACGCATGCCCAGTCGCTGAGCTTCCGGCAGTGCAAAGTTCCAGTTACCGGCAGCGGCCATGTCATGGTGATCGTAGATACCACGGCAGCGGAACAGGTAGGTTGGGGTTGAAATCATCTTCGCATCCAGCGCCACGCTCGGCAGCTGGTTACCGTTACCGGACTGGCTGGAAGTGGTCTGGGTGCGAATGTCCAGGCGGCGCATGTAGACGTACTGATCGCCTACGCCGAGACGGACTTGCGGGTTACCGCTGGCGATGGTTTCAAACGCACCTGACGCCTGCTGGTAACCAATGATCATCTCCGGCGCGATATACGACGGATTGACGATGGTGTAGCTGGGGGTAATTGCAGCCATTTAATTCAGCTCCCGATTAAAGTAAGACCAGCGCGCAGCTGTCGGTGTTATTCCAGGTCAGGAAGCCCGTTGCGCTGTCATAGCTGACAGTCTTGGAGTTGCCTGATTCGATGGCGAGCACTTTTACCGGCAGCGTGATGTCGGAAATCGTAACTGCGCCAATGGTGCCCTGCGTGGTTGCAGCGCCGCCCGGTGCAGTTGCCGGTGCGTAGGTAAAGGTTGTTGCGTTCACGACTGACAGCACGACCATAGTGCCGTTATACGCAGCAGGCACAACGCCGCTGATTTTCACGTACTGACCAGCAGTCAGGCCATGAGCTGAAGCGGTTACGGCTGTCGCCACACCATTGGCATAGGTCACCGCGGTTGTCGCGATATCAGCGCCAGCGAAACCGGCAGCCGCCGCAGTTGTGATCTGATTGTTCACGAAGTCCCATGCCAGCGGAGTTTTCACCGACGCGCCGGAAGTGCCCAGCGCAACAACCTGCGCAGAAGCTTTCAGCGGAACGCGCATGTTGGAGCCCAGGCGGTAGTACGAAACGCTCATGCCTGATGCGTACAGCGGTACCGGAGACTGAGGAGTGGTCAGGCCGTTGTGAGCCTGATTGAAGACGGTGAAGCCTTCCAGTTCGGCAACAGACACAGCACGACGGATGTAAGAACCGCGCGGGCTTGAACTGGTGCCAGGCAGAAGCTCAGCAACCGGCAGACCGCCCCAGAGAGGTTTGGTTTCCGTTGCCGCCACAGTACCCGCCGCCAGGTTAAAGCGGTTGGCCGGGTCATCGAGCGCCACGCCCTGGATATAGCCGTCGGACTGCACACCGAAAGAACCCAGCGCGTTCGTGGTTGCCATCGGGTTAAGAGATAAGTTAGCCATGCTTGAGAGCTCCCGTTAAGCCTGGTTGTTGAAACTGGTGACCTGACGCTTGCCGGACTGGAACGGAGCCCAGGTGGCAGCAGGATCGCCTTCGAAGGTGCTGATCTGGCGACCGGTTGCATCGGCGCGTTTAATTTCTCGCAGCATGCCAGGGCCAACAGACAGGCTTGCCGATTTCTGCGCGTCGGCGTAGATCGTCTTCTCGGCCACGCTCAGCAGGGCTGAGTCAGCGATAGAAGACAGGTCGACGGTTTTGAAGTCAGGCGAATGTTCCTGCAGCTGGATCATCAGGCGGCGGCGATATGCCAGCGGCTTTTCACCAGACAGCGGCACCGGCGCGCGCTTGCCGAAGCAGGAGAACACGCTATCGGCCTTCACCTGTGCGTCGGCGACTTCGTTGCGCTCTTCATCGCTCAACTCGGTTGGGATGCGGGAGCGCAGGTCGGCGATCTGCTGACGCAGTTCAGAATCAGCCTTTTCTTTCGCCATACATTCTGCTTCTTCCGCGTCGGCCTTCTCTTTGGCTTCTGCGTCTGCTTTTTCTTTTGCGGCTTTCTCTTCCGCGTCAGCTTTGGCTTTCGCCTCTTCGGCCTCTTTTGCCTCAGCATCAGCCTTTTCTTTCTTGGCTGCTTCTTCGGCATCGGCCTTGGCTTTACGGTCTGCTTCTTCTGAGTCAGCCTTAGCCATGCGTGCGTCAATCGCCTTATTGATTAGCGCTACGATTTTTTCCTCGTCCATCTTTTCAGCCTCGTTTGGAATGGAATCAGATTTAACACCAGTAGGGGCAAGGAGCTTGTCCCATACGCCCTGTTCACAAATTGCAACGTGGTCGAGCAATACCGGGGAACCTTCCACCAATAGAGGCTGACCGTCGATTTTGATGATTGAGTCCTGCATTTCGCTGTACGTGACGGTTGGCGAGGTGCTCAGCTGCCGTGTCGCCATAATTTCGGCGGCTTCAGCGTCGTACACCCGGGCAATAGCCCAGACCTCGCCATTATCAGCAACCCAACTGTTCGTCAGGGTGCCGATAACACGCTTCGCAAATTCATCGCTATCGAGCTTGTTTTTCTCCGGGTGCAGCCAGATAAGCGGTACACCGGCAACTCGCTGGAGAAACTCTGGGGTGAGATAGTCGTCCGGGTTGCGGAAGGCCATCTGTTGATCTGCGGAGCGCCAGGTAACCCCTGTTCCGGTTACCCGGATGGCGAACATCCACATGTTGATAAAGAATTGCGGGCTGCTTAGCGTCCCGTCAGCGATGAGCGCGGCCACTTCGGTCTCATTGAGCGCCTGCTGCGCCAGCATCTCAGCGAATGGCTGATGAAGCGGTTTGGGCATGTCGTCAATGTGGAACCATCCGGCGGCCAGCGATTCGTCGTTAAGCTTCGCCTCGAACCTCTCCGGCACCTCAGCGCGAAACGTCAGATAATCGCCGTATACGCTGTGTGGAGTGAGCGGGCCATCGTACTGATAACCCACCTCTTCCAGCACCTCGCGGCGCGCGGCATCAATAGCCAGCTCGCCCGGCTCTACCGTTCCGCCAGGCTGGCACCACGTGCCATCATCCGAGCGCTGGATCAGGAAGACGTACTTACCCTGACGGAACATTATCCCGCTGCCAAAAATAGCCACGTTTTAATGCTCCTATGCTGCTTTCTTCATCGACTCCATGAACTTCTGCCCCTTCTGGGTCAGCATGTATTCAGGAATGCTTCGGATGTTGTAGATGTAGGTCACGTAGCACTGACAAAAAACCTCTTCGCCTGGCTGAGTGATTTCGTCGAGATAACCGGCTGGCCCGGCTTTCACGTACCCGTTTTTTTGCGCCCAGCTCCCGCGAATCAGGTAATAAAGCTGATCGCGTTCCTTGTGGTCCTCGCGATAGTCATACCCAGGTCTCCGCCAGTGGCTGTGCCATATCGCTGCTATCGCGTTGTTGCTCGTTGCGATCACGTTATCGATATTGGCTATCAGTTTATGGTTCTGGTCGATCATCACCCGGCGCGCTTCATAGTCCACCTTCTCGGCGGCCTTCTGAATGTGGTCCGCCGTCTCCCGCATCGTTCCCTGGATACCGGTAAGCGCAATGCTGTCGGCTGAGGGTATGCTGCTGGCCCAGCCGCTAAACCGAGACAGCGTGGTATCGATGGCTTTTTTGCGGTTTAACTGGATAAGGTCTGCGCTGGCGAGGATCCGCCTGTCGAGTTCAGTCCGCAGCTTCGGTTCAAGGTAGTTGAGCGTAAACCGGGATATGCCCTGGTGGCGCTTCAGCGCGCCAGCGCGTCCCACCTGCAGGTCGTATGCTTTCGTCAGGTTGCGAGTGACCATCGACATATAGTCATCAGCGGTTTCGCTTTCGGCGGCCTGGCGGATAATCGCCTGCCAGCGCTCCAGCTCTTCCCGGGATGAGTAGCCGTTGCGGAGAAAGAACTTCACCGCTTCTCTCACTGTTCGGGTGAAAGTGTTCATAGCATCATCCCGCCGCCCGGCTCTTCAGCTTTCGGCGGCTCCGGCGGTGGGTTCTCTTTCAGCGAGTCGTAATCGAGGTTAAGCCGCTGAGGGAATAGGTTCTCGTTGGCATTGGCGTTTTCGCAGGCCCACTCGATAAGCGTCGCGCGGTTTTCAGGGTCAGCCGTGAGCTGCGGAAGCACCACTTCCAGCATGCTGACGATAGCCTTAAAGCGCGTTTCGTCGACCTTCACCTTCTCGCTTTCCGGCTCTTTCAGGGAGGACGGCCAGCGATATTCGAAGTTGTTTATCCAGCTCGCGAAATACACGCTGTAGGTGTTTTTCAGCTCCGGGAAGTCGGCACGCAGCGACTGGAAGAACTCAATACTCCAGGCGCGGTACTGGCACACGCGGATGAAGAACGCGTAAAGCTGATCCAGCCACTCGCGGATGTTGTCGATGTACACCGCCACGGCGCGGGCATCTTCAGTGCCTTCACCGAAGCCCTGAGCGAACGTCTCAGAGTTGAGGATGATCGCCGGCATGTCTGCGGCGGCGGCCACGTTCTCCAGGATGTGCTTACGCGCAGAGTCGAGAGGCTTTTCCAGGTTGCTCAGGTCGATTGACTCGATGTTGTCGAGCTCACCGATCTGCAGGACCTCCCCCGTCTTCCCGCGCTTCAGCATCATGCGCTTGATGCCGCTGAGCTTCTGCATCATGTTGTTGACGACGGAGCTTGGCCCCTTGATTTTCGTAACCAGCAGGCCGCCTTTCACCGCAACCATATCGTCGGTGCGCATGGTCTGGATGAAAGACTTCAGCGGGTAGAGCGCGCGCTGGTATACGCTGCGCCCGGTAAAGCCGAACGCCGCCGGGTTGTAGGCGAGGTAAATCGGATCCTCGTTCTGCACGACGACACAGCGTGATTTGTGATACGGCTTGCCCGCCACCCGAATGCCGTCGACTTTCTGGAAGTCCTGGGCGTTCGGGTCCTGATTCAATACGATGCTGCCCGCGGTGTTAAGCGGGTCCAGGATGTTAAAGCTGACGTTGTGCTTGTACAGCGTGCGGTAGTCCAGCGATTCGTTCGGCTCCTGGTTATCCACCAGCATGGCGATCGCAGATACGCCGTAAATACGGGCGATGCGCGCCGCGTTGGCGATGTGCTGGTTCGCACCCATCGCTTTCCATTCGCGCTCGAACGCGTCACGCAGGCGCTGTTCAAGCCCATAGGACTGGGCAACATGCACGGTGCGCGGCTCATTCATCGCCATTTTGATCGGGCGATCTACCATCTTGCCGCCCAGCGGGTGGTAAAGGTAAACCGTTTTGCAGGTCTGATAGCCAGCCGTTGACCCGGGCTGGATGTCGTCGCTGTCCAGCAATGCCATCAACTCTGAGTGAGAGCAGCTGCCGATTTCGAAATCGTCTTCGTTCATTGGTTCTCTCGTCAGATTGCGTCGCCGCTGCCGAAGGCGATGATCAGCCCGTAGGTGTAATCATCGAGCAGGTCATCGGCGCGCTTATGCGCTTTCTTGTCGGCAAGGTGGAATCGGGAAACCTGCTTGTGCAGATGGTTTGCTGTTTCGCCCTTGAAGACGGCTGTCTTCTCGTAGGCGTGTCGGGATATTTTCGCCAGGCCGCGGTAGTGATAACCGGAGGCCATAATGGCGCGCTCGTCCTTTCCTTTGCTGGTCAGGGCGGATTCAATTTTGTTGACCGGCCATCCCAGGCTTTCTCCTTTCTGCAGGAGGATGCTGCCCATGCTGGCGTCTTCGATGAACACGCCCAGGCTGCCGTTGATGGCAACGCACTGGCCGGAAAGCTCGCTGAGGCGGTCGAACACCGACGGCATCCACGTTTCCAGCAGCGCGCCGTCAATCTGCACGACATCCCAGTCCAGAATGGTGAGGCGCTGAATGCCGGGCCGGGTGTCGACGGCGTAATACATCACCGCCGTGCCGTCATGCTCTGAACCACCTTTGACAGCGGTATCCATGACAGCGAAGACGGCCTGGCACATTTCAGGGTAATCGACAGGCTGATCCTGATTCTCACCCTCGAACCATTTGCGGACGTCGAACAGCGAAGCGGCGGACCAGTCGACGAACTCGGCCAGAAACTCCTGGCGGAACACGCGCGGGTCGTTGTTGGCCCTCTCCTTCTCCAGTTCTTCCGTCGGAACAAACGGGTTTGAGGATGTCGGCGCGTGATGCTCGATAAAGCCAAGGTTCTTGTCGTGGCAGATGGCGTAGAAGAAGTTCTCTTCGTCCACCCCGTCCGGCGTTGAAAATACGTAGGCCCGGCCTTTCGTCGTCAGCAGCGTTGGCTTAATCGACTTCGGCCAGATCTCCCTCAGCATCTCCGGCGACTTAGTAAATGCCGCCTCGTCTATCAGGATGATTTCGTACTCACGACCACGACCAGCCAGTTTGTTGTCGTTGGTGACCCAGAAGTCGATCTTTCCGCCGTTCTTCAGCAGCAGGCGCTTCTCCTGACGGCTAAAGCTTTTCTTCAGCGGCAGCAGGATTTCTTCTAGCTTGTCGTAGATCTCCTGATACTGGCGATACTCAGCGGTGAAGATACCGACGCGCCCGCCGAGTTCAACGTCCATGCCCGGGCGTTTAAACGGTGCTGTTGCGTAAGTAACCGCGGCACTGGACAGCATGAAGGTCTTACCCCATCGGCGGCCACACCGGACAGCATGCAGCTGACCATCCCAGGAATCAGACCAGACCTTTAACTGCCCGTCATGCAGCGTCGGGAGGTAAATGTCGGCCATATCATCTTCCTGGTATCGGCAGGGTGTTGTGAACGACGATCGCGTTGTCGCTGTCGCCGTCCTTCATGATGTCGATTTCCATTTCCACTTTTTCAGTGGCGCGTTCGCGATAAGCAGCATCCACACGAAGCTTCTCTATCGAGCCTTTGGTGTATTCCAGCGACTCGATGCGCTGCGTGTTGCGGTGCATGGCTTTTTGCGCAGATGAAATTAGCTCGTGAAGATTATTGGCGGTATCGCCATCAGCTATTTCAAGCTCAGTCTGCCAGCGGCCAATATTTTCAGCAGCGGTAAGGTTCGCCGCACGCAACCAGAAAAGCTCATCATCAAGAGTGAGCGCCTGAGCATCCTCGGTAATGGCATCAGATAGAAGCATTCGGCGTCCATAGCCACCATGCTTCAATGCGTTCTGATTTCCGGGTCTGGAATTATAATGAGCGCGTTTCGTTTCTGGTGAGTTTGATGGTTTTGCGACTTCGCAGTTATCCACTAAGCCCGCTGGTGGCTTACTCTTTGCCACTTTCTCCTTTTGCGAATTCGCAGTTTTATTCGCACTTTTCTTTTGCGAATTCGCACTACCATTCGCAATTTTGATATAGCGCTTTGCAGTCGAGTAATTCAGTCCCTGCGCTTCGCACCATTCTTTGGGGGAAATGCCGGTTTTGGCATGTTCGGACAGGAACCGTTGCTGAAGCTCGCCCCAGTCCGGCTTTGCCATGAATATTTCCTCTTAATGACATTATCGAAGCCCCTCAGTGAAGAGCTTCTGTAATGGCTACTTCGTTTTTGCTTCCGCTCTTTTACGGCGGCGCTCTTCTTTCTTCTCGGCGTTTGCCATGTCCATGAATGCCTGCATGATCGAGTTCCTCATCATGTAACTGACAAAGTGATGATTGACGCAGCCGTTGAGACGGAGTTGCTCGCCAAACTGATCAACCGAGGCCAGCACTTCCATCATGCCCTTCTCGCCTTTCATGAACTCAGAGAAGTCTCGCCCCGCTCTGGAGGCGCATTCGATGACGCGATTATTCATCCTTGAAGCCCTGGGATCGTAATCTGCAGCTGGTTAGCAAGGGTGTTAATCTCAGCGACCAATACAGGCTTCGTATAACGCCATGCTGCGAGTCCTTGTCCGCAGAAGCTCGCCATGTCCTTTTTCTGGTCAAACTCATGGCACTTCATGTTGAGCTGCGCACTTAAGCTGTTGCGATGCTGAAGTTCTCCAGTGAAGTAGTCATCGAGGACTTTATAGGCCGCGTACTTGAACCCGGGGTTTAACCAAGCCGCATAATCGTAAGCAACAAACTTCCCGCCATATGTTCCACCGTGTACACCGCGCTCAGTGAAAACCACAGATTCGTGGTTTTTCTCCAGCTCGGCCAGGAACTCTTTTGTCTGCTTGTTTCGCAGATAGTGGTAAGGCGACTCAGCATCACTTTTGCCACTGGCTTTCCACATATCGGTGAGGCAGATCATGCCGTCTTCCCCGACACGGATTGGTTGATTGAAGAGGGTTAATGATTTCATTTCGCTGATACCTTTTGGTGGTTGAGCCTGTTCTCGTAGATATGGGCAGCCCAAGAGCGGTCAGCGTTACCACTGCCCTATCTCAAGCTCTACCCCGAAAGGCTCTTGGTTGATATGCGCACGAGAATGCGCGGTTTACTGCAGGCGTAAAAAGCCCCGCTATTGCGAGGCTCTTGATGATTCGATTTTCCTGATTGCTGCCTTATCCAGATTGCACTTCCCCAGCGCCGTGTAGAGCTGAGCGTTTAACTCGAGACTTGCCTGCCATGTGAACGGAACCACCATTCCGGGGATCGGTGTGTCTGCGGTCAGGTCAGCGCTTATCGGCACCACCGGGGCCGGAACGTAAACTGTCTGCGTATTCCCGCAGGCTGTCAGCAGCGGCAGAAGGAACAAGCTGGTTAGCGCACGGATCGCCTTCAAGCGCCTTCCTGATGTAGACAATGCGCGTTTCGCCTTTATGGGCCAGTTCGTTCTTTGCATTCTGGG